CACTACCCGTTCCAGATACGATGTGTCCACGCTGTGCGCGGCTTCCGCACTCGTGTCAGGGTCTTCTGCCCGATACAGTTCAGTCGGGTCTGTTCCATATTGTTCGTTCATTTGCTTTGCTCCTTAAAATCTAATCTCATCGTCGGCCCAGTCGTAAATATCCCAGCCGAAATTATCTTGCAGGAATTGGCGCAGGGTCATTTGCGGTATTCCTGTGCTGCTCGTTGGGCGGCTTGCACAAAGGCTTTGTCTTCTGGCGTTACGTCAAACGGGTCAACGTAACGGTAGACAATCTCCCGCAGCCGCTTGATTTCTAACTCGGTTTGAGATTGGCCAGTTGCTTGCTCCAGTGCATTTAGCAGGTTTTCTATTTCAGCAGGTGTTGCGACATCTGCGTCAATCGCTTCTTTCCTGTCGGTCATGCGTCCTTCTCCCGTATCTCAAAGCCAAGGTCGTCCAGCGCGGCGCGGATGTGGTGAGCATAGCTTTCTGTTGTTGGGCCAGCGCGTCCGTCTTTCAGTGCGTCCAACACCTTCACCAGCGGGTCAGGATTGGGCTTGGGGATGATGAGCGGGTCGAGCATCGCAGCACCCCAACTGGTAACTGCGCAACTCTCAATGACTTTCTCAACCGCATCGCTCACTTCTTGCTGGAAGTCGTGCAGCTTCTGCTCGGTGGCTTCGCAGTTTGGGCAGTGCTGGGTCTTAATCATTCGCTTTCCCTTGTGATCGAGGTGTTCTCGCTGCTTGGGGTCATGCCGTTTGTGGTGCGGTAGACGCTCTCACGCAAGACAGTCGGCTTGAAGACGATCTGCATGGCGTCCTTATAGGCTGCGGCCACAGCGGCATGCTTATCGGCTCTTGCGATGGCGGCACGAGCCTCTTCGACGAGGCTGTTGTTCTCTGCGATTTGCGCACGCAGGAGGGCGACTTCTGCCTGCGCCTTTGCCAGTTCGTTTTCTGTTTCGGCATATGACTTCCACGCCCTGTCCGCTTTCGCTATGGCCTCGTCCCGTTCGTGCTCAAGTTCAGCGAACCCGTCCTTTAGCTTCTTGATGCCGTCGAGGGCGTCGAGCGAAAAGGTATTGTCTACGACCATCTGGTCGATGTGCTTCAGTAAATCGGTCATGTGTCTCACCTCAGTCTGGTTATGAATGTTACGCCGTCTATCGTGCGGCACTTGAACGCCTTGCCGTTGCGTATGCCGTACTGGCTGACGTTGCGGCTGGTGCGCTTTGCTGAACCCTTGGCGTCGGCTGGCATCGTTGCCACCTCGCCGACTTCCAGAGTGCCCATCGGGTAAATCATCGGTCTGGCCATTATTCGCCCCGCGCTTTGAGCATGGCGTCTGCGGTGGCGTAGCTCATCTCGGCAAGGTGTTCGAACGGATAGGCGTTGTTCGGTTGTCGGCCAGCCAGCAAGCCGGTGAGCGCCTGCCCGGCGAAGTAGTCGCGCAGGGTCATGCCGTCTTCGAAACTGTCCCAATCTTTTGGAAAGACTGTTGGAAATGCGTTCATTGATTTTCTCCTTTGTTAAAATTCTTCGTCGCACGTGTCGAAGTCTTCAATCCTGACGATGTAGCCCGCCTTGCGCAAAGTGCCGACGGTCAGGCGGTTGGTCAGGGTTTCGAAACGGTCTTGAAGCGCGAAATAGCTTTTCTCCGTCTCCCTGTGGCTGCGACGCTCGCGCTCCAGCTCGGCGGCGTGCCGCTCGACCTGCTCGGTCAGCCGGTCGATCTTCCACTGAAGCTCCTCTGGGCCACCCTCTGGTGTGTCTTCGGTGATAGTGGTCACGCTGGTGCCCTTTCCTGATTGCCGATGTGCAGTGCCTCTTCGAGCAGCTCCTCGCGCAGCACACGCAGCGCAGCCAGTCGGTCGAAGTGGGTGTTGCGGTCGGCGATGAACCGCTCGCGGTCGCAGATATAGTCGCGACCGTTGGGTGTGACTTGCTTGAGCGCCTCGATAAGCTCGTTGATGAGGTCCATCGCATTGCGGCGTGGGTCCATGAGATCGAAGGCGTCGCTGCCGTTGATGTTCAGTGTTGGTCGTATCATGTCGTTGGTCCCTTAATTCGTTGTTGGTCTGATTGTCTGTAAACAGTTTGAGGGTAGGGTCAAGCGGTTAATTGCGCCCTGCTTTGGTGATGTCGTTCAAGACCCTAACCGCTTCGAGGAACCGGTCTATGTCCTCTTCCGTGGGTTCTGGCTTGTAGCGCACCGCCGAGAACGCGCTAAGAAGTTCTGATTGCGCCGCGTACAAGACGGGGTCCACAATCTCGATCTCCGACACAAGCTCTTCGAGTGTCTTGCGGTCCGTCATTTGATGCGCCACACAAGCAGCAGGTTGTTCTCGCGCATGGTGCGCCAGCGCCAGCCGTGGATGTGGCTCTTGTTGAGCGAGTAGATGAGGCGGCGTGTGCGCTGCATCTCTGGCGGTGACAACTCGAACTCGCCGCAGCGTGCAAGCGGTATGGCTAAGATGCGGTCGTCAGTTGGTATGCGGATCATTGGGCGTCTCCTCTTTGGTTATGGATATATCGACGGTGAAGCCGATGCGGCGCAGCTCAGGCACCGTCAGGCCGTTGCGCACCATATCGAGCATCTTGTGCATCTGATTGATGCGGTAGGTCAGGCTCTGGTTCTGCCAGACAAGGTTCTGTACCTCGGTCTCCTTCTTCGCCAGCCGCGCGTTCAGTTCGCTGACGCGGTCCTCTCTACTGGCGAGCCGCGCGCGCAGTTGGTCGATCTCCAGTTGCAGCGTCTCCACTTCAGTCAGCGGGTTCGATACTGGGTTCTTGGACTTGAAGTACCTCCACTGGGCGAGGCGTACAGGGCCGATGCCATGTACGGCGCTCAGTTCGGCGTCGGTCACAGTCACGGCGTGCTCGTATGTGTAGGCCGGTAGCCTGCGCTGTAGGCTGCCAAACGCGCGGAGCGTGGTGTAGTCCAGCGGCAGGCGGCTTATCGGCGTGTCCTTGTCTATCATGGTATTGTCCCTTCTGGTTGGTGGGGGCCGAAGCCCCCTGTTGGTAATTAGCGGTAGGTTACTGTGATCTTGCCACCGCCGCGACGCTGCTGGGCCTTGTGGCCTGCGGCCTTCAGTTCTTCGACGCGGGCGTGTGCCGCGCTGTAGGTCTTGAAGTACTCGCGCTTGATGTCGGCCTCGACCTTGCGCTCCTGAAGCGGCTGGCCGTGGACTGTCTCACGCAGGTCAACAAGCATCTCGGCGTCGCCGCGAACGCCGCGAGCAATGCTGCGGTGCTTCATGCGAGCGATCTCAACCTGACGGTCGAAGTCAGCGTAGCGGGGCTGGGTCGCTTCGAACTCAGCGCGGTCAACCATCTTGGTCTCACGGAAGCGACGGTTGCGGTCAAAGCGGTAAGGGCCGAACTCGACAAGCACCTTGGTGATGTCAGCCTCGGCGGCTGCCTCGTGCTTCTCTGCGAACTTGACCATAGAGGCGATGGTGGCGACATTGACGGCAGTGTCGAGTTCCAATGGCAACTCGTCTGATCCGCCGCAGGTGCCGTTAAAGAAACCATACTCGGTGGTGTAGCCGTGCTTGGCGATCATGCCGGTGTTGACGTGAACGGCCTGACGGCGTCCGCAGGCTTGGCAGGTTCCGGTGTGGGTCGATGCGGTAGTCATAGTGTAAGTCCCTTATTCTGTGTTGGTGAAACTGCCTTAGACGAGATTTGAGGGCACCGTCAACCCCTACTTGTAAAAAATTACAAATTAATTTTGCACCATGAGAATGCACCATGCAATCAAAGCGTTTACACCATGTCCCATGACGTCCCGTGGTGTCCAATGGCGCACGGTGCATCCTGTACCATCTGACCCCAGCCCACGGGGTATAGCTATGCTACCCGTGGGATGGGTCATGGGACACCCAGAAATTTTCGTGGGTGGTGCAGGTCGAAATGGGTCGTATAAAAAAATCGATATTCACCTCGTCCATCAGTCCCGTGGTGCAGTCGAAAGTCATGGGTCATTGCATTGCGTCCTGATTGCTGATAATTCTAAAGCACTAGGGGAATAGAAATGACAGGTAAGAATTACAGGGGAAACAAACCGCACGGCGATGGGTGGGAGCTTGTCGGCACAGTCGAGGATGACTTGCGTTGGTTTGTGTTTGTAAGGGAGAACGCTAACAGCGAATGGCTTTCGGTGAAGGTCGTGGCTGACGGGAAAGCACCGAACAAGGCGAACTACTGGCTCGGTTGGAACGGCAAACGCTTCGCGCAGCAGGGGGACGGCTTCACGATCATGCAACAGCGTCAAACCCTATTTGGTAATGTTAAGGCGCTGATGGAGGCGTTTGATTTGCTGTAGCCCCTTGCGCTGGGCACTGGCAGGTGTTATTTGCGCCATCGTGACTGGTAGCACTGTGTAAACGAACGGAGCATGCAGACGATGCCGTATCCGGCGAAGAAGACTGATAAGTTGGTGGCGGAGGTGCTTGAGCGCCTGTCGCTCGGCGAGACGTTGACGTCGATTAGTCGCGACTTGAAGTTCAGCACGATGTCGTGGCAGCGGTGGCTCAGGGAAGACGAAGAGTTAGCGTCCGCGCACGCGGAGGCTAGAGCCGCTGGCGCAGACGCCATCGCCGACCACGTCATGGAGATCGTGGACGCGACACCCGAACGCTTCGAAGGCAAGATCGACAACGGCTCAATAAGCTGGGCGCGTAACCGCGCCGAGTTCCGCCTGAAGCTGCTCGGCCACTGGCAGCCGTCGAAGTACGGCAACAAGGACAACGAAACCTCGAACAAGGACGGCAAGGGCGTCCCTGAGATTGACACCGACGAACTGATGCTGCGTCTCGGCGAGCGCCTTCTGTCAACGAAGCGCGACGCCGAATGAAGCTCGCCCTGATCGTCAACCCGTGGCGGCGCATCCGAGAGCTTGAGGCCGCAGCCCAGCATCACGCGACTGAGCAGTATGCGCTCAACCACGCGCTGCATCTGGCCAACGAGCGTTACGACAAAATCCGCGCAGCCAATGCCGAGCTGCGCCAGACGTTGACGCTCTATCGCAATGCTTGACGATACCACCATCGACCTGTCCTTCGTTCGGAAGCTCCCGCCGGAGAAAAAGGTGTACGTCGATTGGCAGGCACGCTGGTCGGAGACGGCGCGGCCAAACCAGATACCGCAGGCCGACTTCAGCGAGTACGGCTTCATGGCAGGACGCGGCTTCGGCAAGACGCGCATCGGTGCCGAGTGGCTGGGCGCAAAGGCCTTTGCCACGCGCAACACATACTGCGCCGTCATCGCGCCGACCTATGCCGACGTCAAGCACACGTGCTTCGAAGGCGAGAGCGGCCTGCTGTCCGTCATCCCCGATGCGCTGATCAAGCGATACAACAGCTCCGACCTCGTACTCGAAATGAAGAGCGGCACGACGATACGCGGCTTCACGTCCGAGAAGCCAGCGCGTCTGCGCGGCCCGCAGCACGAGTTCATCTGGTGCGACGAGCTTGCCGCGTGGCAGAACGCCGAAGAGACATGGGACATGGCCATGATGGGCCTGCGTCTGGGCCGCGCGCCGAAGGTGGTGTGGACAACGACACCGCGTCCGGTCGAGCTGGTGCGCAAGCTCATCGTGCCGAAGGCTGGCCGCGTCGTGGTCTCAGGCTCGACGTTCGACAACAAGGATAACCTGCCCGACCGCTTCTTCGAGCAGCTTGAGCAGTACGAGGGCACGACCATCGGTCGGCAGGAACTGTACGGCGAGCTTATCGATCCCGAAGAGAGCGGCGTCATCAAGCGGAGCTGGCTCAAGCTCTGGCCGTCGAAGAAGCCGCTGCCCGCCTTCGACTGGATAATCATGTCGCTCGACACCGCGTACACCGAGGCCACCCGCGACAAGAAGAGCGGCGAGGCGGACTACACGGCGTGCAGCGTATGGGGTGTGTTCCAGCACGAGACGAAGGGCTACGCCTTGCTGCTCGATTGTTGGCAGGAGCAGCTCGGCATGCCCGACCTCATCAAGCGCGTGAAGAAAGAGATGAACACGTCATACGGCGACGATCAGGACGTCGCGATGATTAAGCCCATGTACGGCAGCGCGAAGCCGCTGACGTCAGGGCGCAAGCCAGACATCCTGCTGATAGAGGACAAGGGGAGCGGCATCAGCTTGAGACAGATGCTCGAACGCGAGGGGATACTGGCGCACGCCTACAACCCCGGTCGAGCAGACAAGCTGGCGCGCCTGCATGTGGTCAGCCCCGTGTTCGCACGGCGCAGGGTGTTCTTGCCGGAGAGCGACAAGTTCCCCGGCAAGCCGCGCGTCTGGGCCGACCCGCTGGTGGCGCAGCTATGCAGCTTCACCGGCAAGGGGAGCATCAAGCACGACGACTTTGTGGACAGCACGACACAGGCCATGCGCCTGATGATGGACAAGGGGTTGCTCGGCTCGCTGGTCGATAAGCGGCAAGAGATGGACAAACCACCGCCGAAGGTGATACAGAACCCGTACGGGCAATAAGGATTAGGCAATGATCGAGGAAGAAGACATCATCGAGGGCGAAGTCGTTGAGTTTGAGAACGACGACGTGACCGACGTTGA